TAGCCGTTCCAGTTCCGTCATTCCGGTACAAGAACCAGTTGCCAGTGTTGGCATCGGTTGTGTCGTACCCCATGCCGATCATGTTAACCAAGGCTGCTACGGAACCTGCAGCGGTCCCCAATG